CAGGTGGGCTATTAACGGTATGATGGGTACATATAATAATGTGTTCCAAACCATTGATTTAATATGCCAATCATGTAGCACATTCTTTACTTACAATCCGAAAGTAGGTAAATTTGAAGTAGTACCTAACAGAGAAGCTACGACCCTCGAGAAGTCTAACGCTTATTTGTTTGATGATGAGAACTTACTTGGTGCAATTGATGTTACAAGTACACAATTATATGCACAATATAATGAGATAGAAGCAGAATTTCCAGATGGTACTGAACGAGACCAGACATCCACAATTTATATTAATACTCCCGCCGGGGAGCTTAATGCAAATGAACCAACTAATAAATTAACTACACGTTATCCAATTGTTAATGACGCTCCACGTGTGACTAACTTAGCACAAATTGATTTACGTCAAAGCAGAAAGGATTTAGTTGTACAATTAAAAGCAGATTATGAAGCAATACAAACAGATGTAGGTGACATTGTTAAATTAACAAACGCAACATATGGTTTCACAGAAAAGCTATTCCGTGTTATGCGAGTTACAGAAACAGAAGCTGAAGACGGAATGTTATCAGTAAGTCTTGTATTATTAGAATATGATGACTCAGTATATGCACATGAAACAGTATCAATGACTGGTGATTTACCAGCAACAGGTATTCCTGGTTACATAGTAACATTTGGTAATAGTCTTGTTGCAGTAGGTAACATTACAGTTGCTGATAATCAAAACAATGTAGCCGCCAACATAGTGTATAGTGGTAATAACGCTAGTACAACTACTACAATTAACTATGCTGATATTGTATTGCCAATGGCACCAAGCTCTGGTGATATAGGTGGACCTTTCTTAAGTGTTCCAGTAACACCAGCAACAGGTACATTTTGGCCTCAAGTACAAATAAGTGTTACTCCAGTAATGAAAGATGCTACTGAAGGTGCTCCAACAGTAAACATATATGGACAAAGTCTAAGCACATTCTTTCCGGGTGATGTAACAACTAACTTAGGTATAGACTTAAAGTTCATGAGTAATAATCAACGAATGGCTAATGTTTCTAGTGTTAGATTAGCAGTAACTGGAAGTAATCCTTACTTAGGTGTTACTAGTCTAATAACAGAAACAGCAAACATAACGTTTAACGCAGAGAACTTTGTGGCTAACGAAGCAATGAATATATATGGTGCTGGTGCCCAGCTTGAGGAAGCAAATTTATACGATCTGAATATGTCAAATTTGAACGTGGTATCTGAAATTATTGCGCCTATTGAATTTGATGTAACTGGTGTCGATCTTGGCACATACTCATTCTCAGTCGCAGGTACACCCATTGGTTCAACAGATGCAACTACAGTACAAACATTCCAATTGGTAGGTAATGCAAACGTTGAATATGCTAACACAACTACCACAGCAACTGACTCATCACCTATTGTGGGTACACCTACTACATACTCAGGGCCTGGTAGATTACCAGCGAGATTAGACGAAAACACAGAAATTATTATTGACCCAACTAACTTAGGCATTACACTTAATCTGGATGATCTATTGCTACCAACAGCAGTTAATTTTGGAGTTAATGGTATAAACACCTTAGATCAAACCCCTTCTGGTGATATTGGTTACAATGACATAAAAGTATCAGCAATCAAAATTACAAAGAATATAAGGCCATAATATGTCTAATTATAAAACAATATATAATACTGAAACAGGAATAATATTAAGAACCAGAGATATATCTGATGTTATGGTTCAACGATATATTGATAGAACACCTAATACAGCAGTCATTGACGGATTGGTGAGAAATCCTTCTACAAAAATAGTAGACTTAGACACACTAGAAGTTATAGATAAACCTGTGGTAATAAATATACCAAGGTATATTAGACAAACAAGACAAAGTTATTTAGACGGATCTGATTGGACACAAGGTGCTGACTCACCTTTATCAGATTCAAAGAAAACAGAATGGGCAACATATAGACAAGCATTAAGAGACTTGCCCAGTACAACATATACGGCTATAGACGATATAGTGTGGCCGAGCAAACCGTAAGATTTTAGCAATTCAGATAAATAGTATTAAATTAAATAAATTCTGTTATGCCTCAGTATAATAGTCTAATCCCACAGGAGAGTATATATGTCAGGTCGATTATTAGATTTTAAGAGCTTTGTCGGTGGCGCAGACAACGTCGTAGTAGAAGAACAATTCCCCTCAACAACAAAAACATATACATATGACTATGGATTTGATATAACATCTTACACGTTTGATGCGTGGTATCAAACAGTAGTAGTAGACGTAGTAACATACGACAGAACATCTGGTGAGCCAAATTTTACAGACAGCAAAATTATTGGATATTTTCCTGAATCACCAGGTCCTGGTGAACAAATAGCCGCAAGTAACTTTACTAATAACGGAGTCTTAGGCACATTAGACTTTACTATACCACCTAACTTATATACTGGGCCTATTATACCAAATGCCAGAATAAATGTACCAATATCAGTGGTAACATTTGAATGGACTAATCTAAACGGAGCATTACCTAGTATTGTTGAATCCCATAGATGGGTTCTAATGCAAAGATGGGAAAGTACAGTATCAGCTGGTGATCCAACACTAGAATCCACTTATATCCCAATAGGAACAGGTGGACTATTAACATTCACAGACAATAGTGCAACAGACACTGACAGAGTTGTTAGTAATTATACAGTTACTGGATTAAGTAACAAAGAAGGCACTGGAGCAACATTTAGTGTTGAAGTATCAACAGGTGGCGTTACAGTCATAAACCTACTTGCAAGAGGGTCAGCATACAACGTAGCTGATACAATAGAATTATTAGACGTGAACATGGGTGGCGGTGGAGCCGCAGATATAACAGTAACAGTATCGACAGTAGCATAGGGAGACTAGCATGGCAAATGTAACAGTTAGTGTCCCAGTTAGCAACGTAACAGTTGACACTACAAATAGTATAGTAACCGTTGCAACAACAACATCAAATATAACAGTTGGTGAAACAGCCCAGGTAAGTAATGCCGCAGTTAGAGCGGCTATTTCAGTAACTGACACAGGCGGAGATGGTTCATTAGCATACAATAGCACATCAGGTGTTATAACTTACACAGGTGTAAGTGCCTCCGAAACAAGAGCACATTTTAGTGCAACAACTCCGATAACATTAGCTAGTGGCGTAATTGGCATTGATAGTGCCGCATTGTTCACAGGTAAAACAACAGATGATTTAGCAGAAGGTTCAACGAACCTTTATTACACAGATGCTAGAGTTCAAACCAAAGCGGCTAATTTAACAGGAAATGTAACCACAACAGCAAATGTAAGTGGTGCTTACATTATCGGTGATGGTAGTCAATTAACTAATACAGGTGATCATTTAACAAATGCACAAGTACAAGCATATATTGAGTCAAATGGACTGGATGCAACTGCTAATATATCAACAAGCACCGACATAATAGGAGATAGAGGTCTTTTCGGTAGTATTTACGTCGGTGCTGATGGCGCCTGGAATGACTGGAGCGTATCCCCTGCATTTGGTATGACAGGTAACATTAGTAGAGCGAATTACGACACTACTGGAACAGGAGCGTGGCTCTGGGCTAATATACTTCTTGACTTAGCAAATACTAATGTTTCAACGTTAGATCTAACAGCAACTGGTAATGTAAGTGGTACTTACATAATTGGTGACGGTAGTGTATTAACTGGTGTGCTTAGTAATGCACAGGCTCAAGCATACATTGAGTCGAATGGTCTCGACGCAACGGCTAATATATCAACAACAGCAAATATTAGTGCCGCGAATTACAGCGGCGACTCTATAGTGGTGACTGGGAGTGCTAACTCTAGCTTCACAGGATTGGTTACTTCAAGCCATGCAACGGTAGGTCAGAATTTAACGGTGGGTGGTAATTTAGAAGTTACTGGTAATATTAACTACAGGGAAGTAACAGACTTACTTGTACAAGACCAAACAATTACTCTGAACTATGGTAATGCAAGTGCTCAGACATCTGAGATTATTGTAGACAGAAGTGGAGCCGGTGGCGGTTCTAATACAGATATTAAATGGAATGAGACCTCTGATATTTGGGAATTTAGCAATGATGGTTCGACATATTCACCAATGCCAACTAGCACAACAGACTTAGTAGAAGGTACAAACCTTTATTACACTACAGCAAGATCCAATACATCAATAGACGCTTACACTGGCGCAATGATTAATTTAACTGGTAATGTATCAACAAGTGCAAACATAACTGGTAATTACATACTAGGTGATGGTAGCCAATTAACTAATTTAGGCCATCTATCAAATGCAGACGTAATATCTTATATTTCTGCAAACCCATTGTCAGTAGGTGGTAACCTAACAGTAGTTGGTTCAGAATCTAAATTTACAGGAGATATTCTCCAAGTAAGTGGTAATACAACAGTAGACTACTTAGGAGCATCGACTGGAGGAGAGCTAAGAGTCCTTGACAGTACAATAAGACTCAATGCGTTAGACGCATCCGCGGCATCCGCAGAAATTGAAGTATATACTGGCGGTGTAACTGCAATGCCAAGTCTTAAATGGCACAATACTAATGACCAATGGGAATTCAGTGGTATATTAGGAACCCCACAAGGCAAGGGTAACCTCTCAACACGAGACGGTTCAATTAATTCCGGTAGCGGAAATATAACATCTGGTACTGGTAACATTGTAGGTGCATATTTACACGGTGACGGTTCAAACATAACAAATATACCAGGCCATTTAACAAATGTACAAGTACAAGCATATATTGAGTCAAATGGACTTGATGGAACTGCTAACATAACAACAAGTGCAAACATAAGTGGTACTTATATAATTGGTGATGGTTCAGCGTTAACAAATCTACCTACACAAGGCGACATTACAGAAGTAGTAGCAGGAGTTGGGTTAAGCGGAGGCGGTACTACAGGTGCTGTAACAGTAAATTTAGATCCAACTATTACAACAGCGACCGCTATTAGTGGTGGCTCATTAGCATATGATAACACCTCAGGTGTGTTTACATTTGCTCCAGCAGATACTCAAACAGATTCAGAAGTAAGAGCATTAGTAAGTGTAACAACAGGCACAGCAGTTAGTGGTGGCTCATTAGCATACGCAAGTGGAACAGGTATATTTACATTTGCGCCATCTACAGGCATAGATTTAACTGAACTAAGTGTAGCAACAGCCGCCGCAAGTGGCGACGGAGCATTAGTATACGACAATACTACTGGTGTATTTACATTTACTCCAGTAGTACATACATCAGGTACCGAAATAGTTAACGGTACTTCAAGTGTAGGTATTCCAGTAGCAGATAGTGGAGTTAACATTGTAGTTGGTAGCTATACAGCTGGTACATTTACTACATCAGGGGCGGCATTAGCCTCAGAGTTCGATGTACAAGGTAACATTACAGCGGCAAGTAACTTTATAGGTGATAACGTACAAGGCACTGGAAGTAATGATTATACTATTAATGCCAAAGGCAACGCAATTGTTAAACAAGAATTTATTGGTACTAACACTGACGTATTAACAGTTGATGGTAAAGGTTACGCCTTTAGACCAAATAATGTTAACGCGGCTAACGAACTATTAAGTTATTCAGGGTCAGACACAATGACCACGTACCTATTTAACGGTACAGTAACGTCTGGATCTGCTGACATTACGGTTACGTCTATGAATGACAAAAACGGTGATGCGTCAGTAGAGCCGACCACCGGTTTAGCACCATACATGGTAATGACTAATGCTTGGCGAGGTACTACTATGGCACCGTTCCCTCAAGGAACGTATGTGCTGAGTGTTACTGGGACTATGCCGACAGCCGTTGTAACTATGAGTCAGAATGCTCTAGCAAGTTACACATTTGATCAAAACACATTTAATCCTGGACTTGTAGACACTACAAGAACCCAAGCAATTAGTGTTATCTCAGACTATGCCGGTGGTACTGGTTCTAGTTCTAATACTACAATTGCGTATCAAATACCAACAAATTTTGACGCATACGGTTATCCAGCAAGTGGTTATTCTGTAGGTGACTTTAGTGGTTTCAGTCATGGCATAAGTTCAGAATACACGTTCGCAGGTTCTCAAGAAGCATATTTCAGAGGCAAAACAGATATTATGCCGGCAAACACCACATTAAACGTTAGAGGTTTAACTGTTGGTGAAAACGCTACATTGACTGGTAGAGGTCAGAACGATTCTTTAAGTAGCTTTGGTATTAACGCATTATGGGATGGTGTAACCAGCACAGGTTATGATAGCCAAATACCACAAATATTACTGAAGTCATACACTGATAAAACATTACAGTCTGTGTCAAGTGGCGCATATAAGCAAGCCGCTGGACCAAGACTATTCTTAAGTAGTGCATATGGTAATGCAAATGATTATGATTTTGATGCATATCCAAGAGCTAATTACGAACTAGGTAGAATAGCGTTTTGGGGAACAACTGGAGATAACATATCACCAACTACCGTTAATCCACCTGCATATATAAGTGTGCAAGCCGCTGATGATTGGACAACCGCTGGTACAGTATCAGCTGGTAACACTAACCTCTTTATCACTGGTACCTCAGATAAAAGTCTAGGTGCTGACACAATAATTTCTTACCAATCCGGAGAGTTAGTTCTTGCTTCTGGTAAAACAAATGGCGGAAGCCATGAAAGCATTGTATTTGCTCCTGCACAACAAGGTGGAATCACTCCAGCAAGTAATTATTCAGGTAATTATGCACAATGGAGTACAGTTAATTATGCAGATACAGCCACAAGCAGTGGTAGTAAATTAACAATTACAAACGGTGGTAGCTCTGGTGCTGGCACAGTAGGTGACATGGAATTAGGTGTATTCCGTAATGACATAACAAACGGCGGTACTACTGTTAGTGCTGAAAGTAGTTATACTTTAGGCACAGGAACTAATTTCTATACTAACTTATCTGCATATGGAAGTGATGCTCCAACAATATTGTTTGGACAATATAACAATCAAGTAGATTTAACTGGACTTGTCAGCGGACAACTAGCAACATTTGATAACTTTACCGGTGACTTAGGCACAGAAATTAACGGTAATAGTTATTATGTTAAATTAACAGCTCAATCAGGACCTTCCTTCTATGGGCAATGGCTTATTGGCTTATTTACAACTTCGGCTTTAACAACAGGAATAACATTAACAAGTGCTAATGGTAATTATGATCCCGCTGGTACTATGGAATGGACACAGGCGGCCGAAGTAACTGATAGGGAGTTCAAGTTCAGACTGTCTGAGCAAGAAGAAAAATTAGAACTTATTACTATAGATGCGACCCCTACTACAACATCATTAATCGAATTCACTGAAGCAATTACAGACTTCAAGAATAGAGTTAAATTAAAATCACACACAAGTGCAGAACTAGTTGCACTAGAGGGTTCTTCTACAGCAGGCGAAGTTGTTTACAACAGTACTGCCAGCTTAGTTGCATACTTTGATGGCACTAACTGGCGCAACATAGCAATAGGAACAATAGTAACATAATAACTTAATAAAAGGAGATCGCAATGGCGAAGAAATGGAAAGGACAAGGATACAACGATAGATTAGACGAAAGTCTAGGAAACCGTAGAGGCAGAGAATCAGGCTTCAAACAAAGTATTAAAGATCGCAGAGACGAAAGCAAAGGAATGAGCAAAGCAGTTAGTGGCAGAGCGTATGACGCAGTTACTACTATGGATCATTCAGACCACAAGAAGGCGTAAACAATGCCTGTAATGAAAGCAAAGAGCGGAGGCTTTAAGTGGGGTAAGACTGGTAAAGTCTTTAAAACCCGACAAGAGGCCGCGGCTTATGGAAAAAAACAGAAAGCAAAAAACCCTTCTAAAAGGTACTAGGATAAAGATATGACAATAACCGAATTACTAGAATATGCAACCTCAATAGGTAAAGGTGAGAATTATGACTTAGTAACAGCTATCTTTGCTGGTATCGTTACTAGCGAAATACAAATCGTTAACTTCACAGGCTTTTAATGTCATATGCAACGTACCCAACCAAAGAGAGTCACAGTGGCTAAAATTACAACACAAGAGCTTCATAGTAAGATTGAGCAACTCGAAACC